TTGTTCGCTGGTTTTGGGGTTAGTGAATAAGTTAGGCCGTAAATTAGGGACGTTCCAATAAAGATAATAAGTAGGTCAAACATAGTTTTAAGGGGTTTTAGGGTTAAACATGCACCAAAGTTACAAAGGTTTTTAATAGTTGCAAATAATTGTTTGTTAATTAATTAATTTAAATTCAATCTAAATAGTTAGTTTTGATTAATCGGATTTTTCAAAGATTATTACGGATGCAATAAAAAAGTTTATTTATGCCAAAAGGAGGGAAAAGAGAAGGATCGGGGAGGAAACCAAAAGTAAACGAGGTGAAACTAGTTGAATCTATGGATGCAATTTCGGTGCCGGATGAAATTTGGAAGGCCTTGTTATATAAATGTCAACAAGGTGACACCGGTGCCTTAAAACTTTGGCTGTCGTACCGGTATGGTTTACCACGCCAGCAAATTGACGTCACTACCAACGGTGAATCAATAGCCCCGCCAATCCAATGGCTTGCAAAAGAAATCGAATTTAAAGAAGTTGATACTATAGACTTTGAACCTTTGCAACGGATTGATTTAGAGATAGATGCGCTTACCCGCTTAGACGAATAAGCGGGGGGGGGGTATGTTAATGAGTGTACGGGAACCGGTCGGGAAACCCAAATGCCCAAAATTCAGATAATCAAAAAAAGGGGTACCCCCATTGCTGAGTGTACAGGAATGGATTGGAAAGTCAAAATGGTGAAAATTCAGATAATCAAATGATTCAGTTACTACCAGATTATAAGCCTTTGTTCTATGAGAATCCTGAGACTAGGTACTACTTGATTACGGGTGGTAGGGGTTCGGGTAAGTCATGGACGTTAGCGTTGTTTCTGTTGAACTTGACTTATGAGAAGGGTCATGTGATATTGTTTACTAGGTGGACGTTGGTATCTGCGTTTATATCGATTATCCCTGAGTTCATTGATAAGATTGAGATAATGGGTAAGGAGGGTGATTTTGAGATTACTCAGACGGAGATTATAAATAAGCGGACGGGGTCGAAGATATTGTTTAGGGGTATAAAGACGAACCATGGTACTGCGACTGCGAATTTGAAGTCGATTGCGAATGTGACGACATGGGTATTGGATGAGGCGGAGGAGTTGGGTGATGAGGATGTGTTTGACAAGATTGATTTGTCGATACGGGCGAAGGATAAGCCGAACAGGGTGATTTTGGTAATGAACCCTAGTTTCAAGAGTCATTGGATATATAAGCAGTTTGTGAGGGATAAGAGGGATGATACGACTTATATTCACACGACATACTTGCATAACAAGCAGAACTTGAGTGAGTCGTTTGTGAAGGCTGCTGAGAAGTCTAAGGTAGAGAATCCGCATAGGTATGCTCACTTGTTCTTGGGGGTATGGTTGGATGATAAGGATGGCTTGTTGTGGAACAGGGAGATTATTAAGAAGGCGAGGATGGCGGAGGCACCGAACTTGAGTAGGATTGTGGTTGCGTTAGACCCTGCTGTTACTGCGAATATGGATAGTGATGAGACGGGAATTATAGTGTGTGGTAAGGACAGGGATGGGAATGCGTATGTGTTGGAGGACTTGAGTGGTAAGTACTCACCGAATCATTGGAGTAAGATTGCTAACGATGCTGCGTTTAGGTGGAATGCGGATTGTATTGTTGCGGAGAAGAACCAGGGTGGTGACATGGTTGAGGCGGTGTTGAAGAGTCAGGGTGTTGGCACGAGAGTTAAGTTGGTGAGTGCTACGAAGGGTAAGTATGTGAGGGCGGAGCCTGTGTACTCGTTGTATGAGCAGGGTAAGGTGTATCACGTTGGCTCGTTCCCTGCGTTGGAGAATCAGATGGTGTCGTTTGATCCTGAGCGGGGTAAGTCACCTGATAGGGTGGATGCGTTGGTGTGGGGTATGACTGAGTTGATGGTGAAAAAGAAGGGTGAGGGGTTTGTGTTGATAAGGGGGAAATTATTTAGGTAAAATTTGTACTTTTACAAATAAAATAGAAATAGATGAATCTTCTCAAGGCATTTAGAACTAAGGAGCTAGGCTTACCGCAGGCGTTGCAATGGCAGTACATAAAGGGGGTTTGGATGCCTTACGATGCAAAGGACAGCGTATTTATAGACAAGGCGTATAAGAGTATCCCTGTAGTACAGTCTGTAGTTTCTAAGATTGTAGAGAAGAGTGCGGATGCTCCTCCGATGTTGTATAAGGTTAAGGACAAGAGATTTGCAGAGAAGTACTTTGCAAAGAAAAAGTATATTAGCAATAAGGAAAGTGCTACTGAGTTAGCTAAGTTGCGAGTAAAGGCGTTTGAGTCGATTGAGCAGCATCCGTTCTTAGAGTTGATGGACAGACCGAACCCGACTAGTACGGGTAGAATGTTGAGAGAAGAGGTTGCAGGATACTTGTTGATTACAGGAAATGCGATTGTGTATGCAAGTGTTCCTGGTGTTGGGACTAGAGCGAAGCAGCCTGTAGAGTTGTGGAGTGTGCCGAGTCCTACTGTGAAGCCTGTGATGTCAGGAGAAAGAACACAGCCATTGGCAGGATATGCGATAACATATAACTTTGATAATATTATCCCTACAAGTCAGGTAGCACATTTCAAGTACTTCAACCCTGTTTCTGAGTGGCAAGGATACGAGAGTACGTTCTGGGGGTTAAGTCCGTTGAGAAGTAGCTTGAACGTAATTTCTCAGAAGAGGTTTGCAGATGTTGCTCAGGGTTCGTTGTTTGCGAACATGGGTCCTAGTGGTATTGTGAGCGGTAACGCTAGACACGCAGATCAGTCTGAGTTAACTGCCGAGCAGGCTGTAGCCATTAACGATTCGTTTAGACAGAACCACATGGGTGCTCATAATGCTGGAGACATTGTTGTGACTCCTAGTGACCTGAAGTGGGTGCAGATAGGCTTAAGTCCTGTGGACATGGGTATATTGGACTTTAATCAGGACTTGGAGAGACAGATTGCTAATATCTACGGATATCCGTCTCAGTTGTTGACTCCGCAGGGAACATTGGCGAATAGTGAGACAGGTGACACTCGAGTGGTGACTAACTGCGTATTGCCATTGTTGAGAAAGATGGATGATGTGTGGACTAAGATGGCTCGAGAGTGGTATGGAGATAACACCTTGGTAGTAATGTCTGACACGGATGTATATCCTGAATTGGAAGCTGACAAGAAGGAATTGGTACATTGGATGCGTCAGGCGATGGTATTCAGTCAGGATGAGATTAGAGAAGCTCTAGGATATGGAACGTTAGTAGATGAGAGTAAGGTGTTGGTTCCTACTAACTATATGCCGTTGAGTGATATGCGTGGTGGGGATTTAAATACTGAAATAAACACGGATGAAGACCAAGATATTGACCAAGAACTTTGATCCTCTGAATGGCAAGATAACAGTTAAGGCACAGCGATTAAGTGATGAGTACACCTGCTGGTGTATGGCCAAGGACTACACGTTTGAATTTGAAGAAGGATTAGGTAAAAAAGAAATAATCGAGCAGACTATTAAGCTGCTATCAGTAATGCCATGACAATAACAGAACAAGAGTTTCTACGAAAAGAAGTCGAGGATATGAACCTAACAATGAGAAATAAGGCATTTGTAAACTTGGCTAAGAGTGTGGCTAATTATTGCAAGAAGTTTGATGCTAAGAGTGTAATTGACTACGGATGTGGTACAGGGGTATATTCTGAGGTGTTTAGACAGGAAGGATACAATGTAATGGCTCAGGATATTTTTAAGACTCACAGAGATTACTGCAAGGAGAAATACCCTGAGTTAAATGTAATTCTAAGACTAAAGCCTGCTGAGTTGATGTTGTTCATCGAGGTTGCTGAACACATGACTGACGAAGAGATATTGACTGGAATTGAGCAGATACAGCCACGATTGATAGTATTTAGTTCTACTTCTCATAAAACAGAGAATGATGAGGAATGGGGACATATCAACATCAAGCAAGAGCCTGAGTGGATTGAGTTCTGGGATACCTTGGGATACAAGGTTATAGAAAGACCACAAACACCAACAGGATGGACTCTGATGTTAGAAAAAATCTAATCTACTTTATTTATTACAATGGTAAGTTACATCACTACCATGTGTTGAACTTAAAGCTATTGTCAATGTTTTGGTCTGTGTTTGACGGACAGAAAATTGTCAAGATAGCCGTAGATGGTAACTATTCTATTGACGCTTTGTTGAGCTTGCTGCCAAAAGACTGCGAGTATAGGATTGTCAAGAATATCAAGGAAACAGGAGAGGCATATCATTTCTTAGAGTCGTTGGTAGAGATAAAAGAAGGCATGACGTTCTATGGTCATTGCAAAGGTGTTACACGACCAATGTGGCGTGGATTAGACACATGGATTACTCACTTGTATAGAAAGAACTTAGATATAGTACCTACTCTTGGCGATAAGATATTTGCAGGAGTATGCGGTAAGTTATTGCGTTGTCCTCCGTATGTACCTGAAGAGTTTCACTATAGTGGTTCGTTCTATTGGATGAATACGGACAAGGTAAAAAAGAGGCTAGGTAAGATTGTAATGGACAAGTACTTGACTGAGAGGTTTCCTGCAATAATAGCTAATAAGGAAGAGTGCATCTTTGGATTTGGCACAACTGATAAGAACTTAAATTTCTATGATGAGAGAACATGGAGGGAATTAAGAAGGTAGTATATAGTGTAATTCTAGGAGGATATGATGAGCTAAGTCCTGCTCCTAAGTTTAAGGGGTGGGACTTTGTCGTGTTTACAGACGATGCGGACTTGAAGGCTGATGGATGGACTAAATACCTTGTAGATGGTACTAGTGATACACAGAAGGAATCTAGGAAGTATAAGTTCTTATCTCATGTGTATCTAAGTGAATACGATTTAGTATGCTATGTAGATGGAAATGTTCAGTTGACATCTGAGCCACCTAGTCATCCGATATGGTTTAGCCATAGAATGCATACAGGGGTGTATAATAACGCAATGACCATTACTAAGAATGTAGATGATGTCAAGAGGCAAGTTAGGTTCTACATGGAAAGTAGGTTTAACGACAAGGCAGGATTCTACGAGAACAATTTCTTTGTGCGGTCGAACAGAAACGAATTGCAGAACAAGTTGATGAGCAAGACTTGGGAGATAATACAAGAATATACAAGTTTAGACAAGTTAGCACTTCCGTTTGCAATGTGGTTAACGCAGAGTAGGATGGAGAATATAAAGCATCAGTCCTTGCAGAGTAGGTATATTAAAGTAAAGCCACATAAGAAGCAGTTAGAGGAGAAGAGAAGTGTAAATGTTCATCACATCACTCCTGGTAGATCAGACAAGAACATAGGTAAGGCAATAAACGAAATAATCGAAAGGCTACCTGAGAACGATTGGATTTGTCTTAGGGACATAGATACCTTGCCGATGTATCACGAGAAGATTTATCAGCAATGTGAGGAGATTGCTAGGGCAGCAGAGTTTGACTTGGTGGGATGCATGACTAATAGGTTAGGATTGCACTATCAGCTAGTAGGAGGAAGGAAGAGCAATGATTCTGATATCTTAAACCACAGAAAGATTGCTGTGGAGTTGTACAACACGCATGGCAATCAAGTGATGGCATTGCAGCAAGCGATTGGTGGGTTGTTTATGCTGTTTCCTAAGAGTACCTGGCTAAAGGTTAAGGGATTCCCTGAAGGAGGAATACAGATAAATGGACATTTCTTTGACTACCACTTCTGCAAGAGTGTAATGCAGCAAAGGTTACGCATTGGTATCGCTAAAGGTATATACTTATTTCACTACTACAGGTTTGAGCATGGAGAGGATACAAGGAAAGCAATTAGACATCTTCTATGAGTTTGTTAGTTTAATAGTTTTTTTCAATCTTTGTGTATGGAATTAATTAGCATAAAAAACCCTGACAGCTATTCAGACTATCCTGAAGCTGTAAGAAACAATGCGAAAAGAGTTCTAAAGTATGTTGAAGAGAATGGTTGGGGACCATGTGGAACTGATGTAGGAAAGCAGAGAGCCAGCCAACTAGCTAACGGAGAAGCCATTAGCGTAGATACAATTAAGAGAATGTACAGCTATCTAAGTAGACACTCAGTAGACTTAGAGTCTTCTACTTCTTACGAAGATGGCTGTGGACTTTTAATGTACGATGCATGGGGAGGTAAGGCTGCACTAACGTGGAGCAGGAGTAAACTTAGAGAATTAGGAGAAATTAAAGAACAGAGCGTAGGAATGATAACTAAAGGATTAAACCAAGGATTTCAGGATGCAGACATGAAGCAAGGAATTGTTTCAGGTTACTTTGCAATGTTCGGAAATAAAGATTTGGATGGTGATGTAATCGAGAAAGGTGCATTCACTAAGACAATCATGGAGCGTGGTCCACAAGGAAAGAAGTTAATTAAGTACTTGCTAGACCACGATTCTCAAAAGTCAGTAGCTCTAATTACTAACCTAGAGGAAGATATGAAGGGACTAAGATATGAGGCTAAGATTGGTACTCATGCTCTTGGTGTTGACTTTATGAAGATGGTAGAGTCAGGGCTTATTAACCAGCACAGCTTTGGATTCTCTGTGCCAAAGGACAAGCAGTTCTATGACCAAGGCAGAAAGGCCAATGTTATTAAGGAAGTAATTATGTATGAAGGATCAGCAGTACAATTTCTAGGAGCTAATCCTGATACCACATATATAGACCTAAAGTCAGAGTCAGATGCATTTGAGTACTTAGAAAGACTTGAGAAGTTTGTAAGAACTTCAGATGCTACAGATGAAACTTTAGCAAAACTAGAAGAAAGACTAAAATCACTTTATGATTCTATGAAGCCAGCACCTGCTACTTCAGAGGAAGATGAAGCCGAAATAGACGCACAATTAATTATCGAATCACTTAAATCTACATTTAGAAATCATGGCAGAATTGCAAATTAAAGAGGTTCAGGAGTTCCTATCTGAGGAGCTACAGACCCTAAAGAAAAACTTCTCTACTGAAAGAGAAAAAGACGTTGCAGGATTTGACGCAAAAGTTAAGGACGCAATGGACAAGTTGTCTGCTGATATGCAGGCGAAGCACGCTGACCTCCAGAAGGAAATGGATTTGGCATTGGCTCATGCAAATGAGAAAGCAGCTCAGAAGACTGAGCGTAAGAACTTCGGATGGTCTCTACATGAGACTTTGAAGGCTAACCACGCTGATATGGTTAAGAATGTGAAGTCTGGTAAGGGAATGGAAATGACCATGAAGGATTTCAACTATTCTGACTTCACAGGTTATGAGCCTTTCGTAACTGATTTCCGTGATCCAATCTTGGTAAAGTATGAGTCTTTCCACTACAGAAACGTACTTCCTGGAGGAACTATGTCAGGTGAATTTGTTAAGTATCCAAAGGAGAACGCTACTGTAGGTGGTGCTAACACTTGGGCATACGGAGATGGTTCTAAGCCTGAAATCGAGCCTAAGATGACTACTTACCAGGCTGATGCCGAGTGGATTGCAGGTCTTATCAAGGGAGTTCCAATCTCTATGATTGAGGATTTGGCTTGGATGACTTCATTCTTGCAGAACAAAGGTCGTGCTGAATTGTTGAAGAAGGAAGATAATTATATCCAAGGTTTGCTTCTTGACGCTGCTAACTCTGAGGACTACGATGGTTCTAAGACTATCAGCATCGAAATCTTGATTGATGCTGCATTGCGTCAGTTGAAGAACAACCTTCACACTCCAACTGGAATCGTGTTGAGCAACCAAGATTATGTAAACATCTTGTTGGGTAAAGCTGCTGGTTCTGGTGAGTATGACTTCCCAGGTGTTGTGACTGTTAACCCTGTAACAGGTCAGTTGAACGTAGTAGGTATTCCTGTATTCTCTAACTCTTACCTATCTCAAGGAACTGGTATCGTTGGTGATTGGAATCAGGCTCAGTTGTTGACTCGTCAGGCTCCTCGTATCAGATTCTTCGATCAGAACTCTGACGATGCTGAGAAGAACGTAATCCTAGTTCGTGTTGAAGAGAGAGTTGCTCTTCCTGTGTTCTATGATGATGCCTTCATCAAGGTAACTTTGGCTTCCTAATTAGGAATCAATAGTTTGAATTAAGAGCCTTGGATTTTTCCAAGGCTTTTTTATTATCTTTACAACATGGCAGGCTACGAATTTAACGAAGATATGCTTGGCGATATATTGCCAGTATATGACTATCAAGGTGCAACGGGACTACAAGTAACTTTTACAAGTGAGGCAAGTTACGTTGAGCCTTATGATATTGAGGACTTTAAGGATTACGCAAGGATTGACTTCGATACAGATGACAATTTGATTGCATTGTTTTTAAAGTCAGCAAGACAGAACATTGAGCAGTATATGCAGAAGTCTTTGGGAATCAGAACAATTAATTTGATTGCTTTGCATTTGCCTAAGAACTACAAGTTGCCTTATGGTCCTATCACTTCTATAAGCACAGCAGGTTACACATTATTTGGTGATTTGCTAAAAGAAGGTGGTAAAGACATTAATATTACTTATGTTACGAATGCAAGTTTGGTCAACGAGGCTATTGAGCAAGCAATATATCGTCAAGCCTATCACTATTACGAAAATAGAGAAATAGGTTCTAAGCCTGATTTGTTGAATGAGGTTAAGTTGCTTGTAAATCCATACAGAAGAATTGTATTCCCATGATGCGTGAGAAAGTTGCATTTAAGCGTTCTGTGCAGACTCAAGACCCTGTTACTGGTCAATTGATTAACACAGTCTCTACATACTATGAGCCTAAAGGTGCTAGTGTGCGTGAGATTAGTGCTAGTGCAGATGTTGTTGTGCAGAAGCAAGACTTGAGTACATTGATTGAGGTTGTAATTAGGTACAATCCTTCTGTTGCAATTATCAATGGAGATCAGATTGAGTGGCGTGGATTTTACTTTACTGCAATGGCTCCTAGGGTTGACCAATTAAGAAGGTATATTACTATTCGAGCATTCTCTGCAATGGAAACTACAAATAGAAATGGCAGTCCGAGTTAAAGTAAGTGGAGTCAACATTGTTTTAAGTAATTTAGATAAGTACTCTAAAGACGTTCAAGCAGGAGTCTATAAAGAAATCCGTGGCTGGGCAGAAAGAACTGAGGCTGATGCTAAAAGAGATGTGCCTGTAGATACAGGAGCATTGAAATCAACTATTCGCTCTGTAGTATCACAAAATGGTCTTACTTGGATAGTTAAAGCTGGTGGTATAAATAAAGTTGACTACGCACCATATATTGAGTTTGGAACAGGAGTAGGAGTTAATGAGTCATTTTTACAAGAATATGGTTTAGTACAATACGCTAATCAATTTAGAGGCAATCAACCTCCATTTTTTCCTTTGCCTGCTAGGTCATATCTTTACCGAAATGCACGGGTAGAGTTTGAGAAGACTCTAGCAAACATCAAGAAACTATTACAACAAACATGATAAAACTAAAGGATTTAGCACAGATTGGCTTTTTAGCATTTCTGTGCCTAGCAATCTGTTCAGGGATTGTAGAGGCTGCTATTTGGATTAATATGCCATTTGCATACTTATTGTCGATTTCTATTGCTTTTTTAGTAATTTGGGGAGCAGTTGAAATCTACGAGCGTGCTAAATGAATTACCCAGACTCTATATTTTTATCTCGACATTCTTACTTTGAGAAGAGGTTTGCTAGACTCATACTACGAGCATTGTCAGATCAGTACAATGAAATGGCTGATTTATTTGCTTCAGGACAAGACATTGGCAAAGTAGATGACAATGGGTTAAAGATGGTTTATCAAGCCATGTATCAGCTTATAATGGAGGATGAGGGTACATTAACTTGGAACTCTATGGTTGCTCCTATAACTAATCAGCAGATATCTAAGAAAGACATCTTTGATGAGGTTGCAAGTACTCTAAAACCACAAGAGATAAGTGAGATGACTTCGTTTTGGAGAAGGCTTATGGATGGCTTCTTGCAGACCTACATTGTCTTTAGGATTAATGAAGTGCTTACGACAGGAATTAAGCGTGTTACAGACCTTATCTTTAGGCAGAGAGGTCAAGGGTTAAGTAATGAGCAGATAACGGCTCTAATACGCTCTATTGACCTTGAATTAAGAGCTAATACGATTGCACGAACCGAGACTACCAATGCAATGAGCAAGGCACAGATATTTGCCTTAGAATCATCAGGATTAAATTGGCAGAAAGCATGGAAAGCTATTCGTGATGACAGAACTAGAGACTCGCACATAATTACTGACCCTAAGTTGTTTATTCCCCTAAAAGACAACTTTATTATACAAGGTCAGCAGCTTGCCTATCCTGGGGATTCTACTCAAGGTGCGACTCCTAACAATACCATTAATTGCAGATGTAGACTTGCCTTTAAGCAGACAGGTGCAAGGTTTGGATTTAATATCAATCGCTAAAAAAACGTATCTTTGACTATGGATTTGTCTAAGGCATTAAAATCAGGTTACTATCAGGCGTTATACCCAGAAATTGGTGTGCCTATTTACGATGCTTTCTCAATTCCTGAGAATGCTGCTTACCCTTATGTGATTATCTCAAGCATTACAACAAACGAAATTCAGAACGCTGACTGCAAGAGGTTTAATGCAGAAGTTACAGTTGATATTGTAACAGGCTTTACACGACCTACAGGCATGGATCAGGCTCTTGACATTGCTGAAGATATTGACGATATTATTAATCCAATGAGCATGAATGACATAAACATTACTGCTTATGGATGGAGAGTTGGGGAGACTAGATTGAACTCTTCAAATAGTCTTCAGTTGCGTACAGGCGAATATTGGATATACCGAAATATTCGTACCTACTTTCACATTGTAGTACCCTTTGATTAATTGATAAATTCTATTACCTTTGAAATAATAATTGACTACGACTATGGCTAACGAATTATTTAGTAAAGATATTGGTGTCTATGTAGACGTATCCGCTACTGCAACACCTGATTGGAAATTGGCGGTTTGTACTTCTTCTAAGTCGCTTTCCATCTCTGTTGGTGCAACAGAAATCAACAATGACTGTACAGGTGACTTTGTAAGAAACCTTCCATCAACTGCTTCTTGGACTATGTCCTTTGAAGGTGATGTGAATACTGACCCAGGAGCATCTGAGGTTTCTGCTGCTGACATCTTCGGTTACACCGTTGCTCGTGCTGAAAAGAAATTTAAGTTTGAGTCACTTGACGAGACTTATGTAAGATATGGCGAAGGTTTTATCTCCCAATTTGACGAGACTGCAACTGCACCTGAGTATCAGACGTTCTCTGTATCCATTACTGGTTCAGGACCTATCTCTGATGTAGAGCCAACCTAATTTCCTGTTTTCCGTGTTTGTGTTTAGTTAAAGGCCCTCATAGTGAGGGCTTTTTTTGTATCAAATAATTACTAAATTTACGGCATGACAGGAATCATAAAACTAAACATCGGAGGTCAGGAACGTACCTTGCGATTTAACAATTTTTCAGCCATCGAATTGGCTAAGATAATTTACAACGGAGAGCAAGCTAATTTTGAAACTGATGACTTGCTAAATCGGATAATGAAACTTAATGAGGAAAATCATTATCTGTTAATCAAAACACTTGTTTACGCAGGACTTATTGGTAACGACTATGTTGTTGGATTTACAAAGACTGCAACACCAGAGCAGGTAGGAGAGTGGATTTCTGAATTAAGTGTTGATGAAATCTATTCTGTGTGGAATACTTTTTGGTCATCTATGGGTGTTGACCTTCCTGCGATTCAGGAACTAGAAAAAGATTCTGTTGCTGAAAAAAAAAATTAAGGTGGCTTGACATATGTCAAGAAATTTTCGGTGAAGTAGGAATACTTCCTAAAAATTTTTATGAAATGACTTTTGCAGAGACAATACTTATTCTTAGAGGTCATCATACAGCACAAGCTAGAGATTGGGAGAAGTATAGGCTGGTTGCGTACCAGGTTTACACTTCTATTCCCAAGAAGAATCCTAACAAATCTATTCAGCAGTACTTCCCGTTGCCTACAGATAATACAGGTAAAAAGCTAGATGTAGAACTTGTAAAGGCAAGGCGTTCAGCCTTCTTAGATAAGATGGCTAAAAATTAGTATTTTTGAAGTATGAACGAACTTCAGATACGCCTAACTGCCGATATACAAGGTTTGCAATCAGCCATAAATAAGGCAAAGCAGACCTTAAAATCTTTTGAGTCAGAAACTGCAACTGATTCTGAAAAATCCAATGTTGGATTTAAACGCAAGATAGGATTAATTGAACAGCTTAATGTTAAGGCTAGGCAGTTAAAAGTTTCTTTAAGTCAGGCTACAAATGAAGCTCAAATTGCTTCTTTTAATGCTCAATTAGAAGAAACTAACACTGAATTAGCTAGACTAAATTCTTTAGGCAAAAGTTTTGCAAATACCTCCGTACAATCATTTAATAAATTTAGAGTTTCAGCAGGTGCAGCAGGTGGATCAGCAATTGCATTTAATCGTATTATTCAGGATGCTCCATTTGGAATTATTGGTGTTGGTAACAACATTCAACAGTTTACAGAACAATTATCTGCTCTTAGAACAACTACTGGAAGCACAGGAGCTGCTTTAAGAACATTTTTTAGTAGCTTAATTACACCAGCTAACCTAGTTGTTTTAGCTGTATCTGCTATTACAACAGCTTTAACTGCTTATCAATTAGGAGCTTTTGATTCTTTATTTGCAACAGAATCATTATCAGATAGGCTAAAAAAATTAAATGAATCTACTAAAAGTGCTACAGCTAATGCAGGCGTAGAATTAATTAAGTTAGAAAATCTTAGAAGTGTTATTGAGGATGAAACTCTGTCAAGAGACAAAAGATTAAGAGCTGTAAATGAATTAATAGACACATATCCTAAATTATTTAGTTTAGCAGATAGAGAAAAATTACTTAATGGTGATTTAGTTACATCATACGAGATTTTAACTAAAGCTATTATTGCTAAAGCCAAGGCTTCAATTGGAGAGCAGGAATTACCAAATTTAATTAAGCAGAAAGAAATTGTTGATTCTCAGTTGCAACTTAGAAAGCAACAACTAGAAACTGAAGAAGCATTACTTAAAAACAGCAGTCAATTAACAAAAATATCTGAAACTTTTACAGGTTCTGAATATGAACAAGTAGCAAGAAGAATTAAACCATTAAAGTCAGATGTTGAAGAATTAACTCTTAAACAAAAAGAGTTACAAATTAGCATTGATGGATATACTCAATCAGTTGTTTCTTATGCAAATGAATTTCAACAATTACTAGGTGATTCCTCAGATGATGTAGCTGATGCAACAAAAGAAGTAAAAATTTATGATGAAGCCTGGAATGAAAATGAGAAAAGATTACTTAGAATATTTCAATTACTAAATGCAATAAAAGATGAAACTCCTGATGAGGGTGTAGCTCCAAAAGGATTTAAACCTGAAGAAGAAACTGCTGATGTTGTTCCAAAAGGTAGGATAGAATTTTTAGAAGAGCAAATAGCGTTATTTGAATTTCTAAAGAGATTACAAACAGATACTACTAAAATTGATGAATACACATTAAAAATAGCTCAGTTAAGACAAGAATTAGATTTATTAAATGGTAAAAAAGTAGATGAAAATCTAAATTTAATTGTAGACGCATTTAGTTCTCTTGGAGCAGGAATTGCAGCTTCTTTAAATATTGGAGATAGAGCATTGAGAGGTTTTGTAACTACTTTGCTTTCTTCAACTCCTAAGATTATTGCAGCAATTATTCAACAATCTGCGGCAAATAAAGCAGCTGCTGCTTCAAACATAGCAACTGATAAAGCAGAATCAATATCTAGTGGTATAAAGCAAGGAACTAAATTTGCCGAATCATTAGGTCCTGTAGGTCTAGCTCTACTTCCTGTATTAATTGCAGGAGCTGTAGCCTTGATTAGTTCTGCATTTGGTAAAGTTTCAGGTGGAGGATCTGTATCAGCAGGATCAGGTTCAACCTTCACTAACCGAAGAGAGTTCGGTGGTCCTGTATCTAAGGGCAGAGCTTACATTGTAGGAGAGCGTAGACCTGAGTTGTTTGTTCCTAACACCAATGGAATCATCGTTCCTCAGTTGCCTTCTATGGACTATTCAGGGGCTTCGATGTCTGCATCAAACTACGGAGTAGATATTAGGCTTAAAGGTCCTGATGATTTGCTATTCTTCGTAGAGCAAGCTCAAATTAGAAGAGGATTGAGATAAAAAAAACCTTGGTCATAAACCAAGGTCTTTACAAACTCAAAACCCAATAAAACTATGTTACTCTTTTTTCTTAAATCCTGCAATCTTGCGGACTACATCTTCATCTATCTCGTAGTTGATGCAAGTGCGTTCAATTAATTCCTCCGTTATCTCAGGTGCGTGTGACCTAATTTCTGCAATCGTCTTAGCGATTATTTCAGAGCTTTCCTTTAGTGTTCGTGTCATAATGACTCAATATTAGTAGATTGAAAATTCTAAGTCAAGAGAATCCTTATTTTTTTTCGTATTTTTGACCAATGGCACAATATAGATTCAGTTGGGGATTATTCGGAGGTACAGGGACAATAACCGTCAATGGTAATCCTCCTGAAGCATTCTATGAAGAAGGCACAAGTTTAACTATACTTGGCACTTTTGACGCAGGATTTACCTTTAGCTCTTACAATATCAATAACGATTTTCTAAGTGCTGTAATAAACCCTTGGACAACAACGATGCCTGCAAGGGATGTTAAGCTAAGAGTTAACCTAACTGGTACATTTACTCCTGACGATACTGATTACGAGTTAAAGTACTTTTCTGAGACTGAGGATCAATCCAATCAGCTTGTAAGAATAGAAATATACGAGTTTGGTTATGTTGGTTCTGCAACGCAAAAAGACACAGCAGGTTTCCAGTTTAAGTGGGGAAACTTTGGTGCAGACGAGCTTGACCCTTTGGTTCGAAGTTATTTTAACTTTGGTCTTGTTGGTATGCGTGACGAGTACTTTGAGATGCTTGAGGGAGGCTACAGAAAGTGGAAGGTTAAAGTACTTATTGAGTCAGTATTATTTTGGGAGGGTTATATTAATAACTCTACACTTACAATTAACGAGATAGGAATTAAGGAAGTCATGCAGTTTACTGCTTCGGATGGCTTAAACTCCTTTGACTCAAAAAGACTAATTGAGCAGTATATAAATGGGTTTGGAGGCAACAATATGCTTGCAGGATTCTTTGCAGCATTGAACCAAACATTTCCTGAGTTAAGGCCTATCAATATTGCCTGTGAGATTTACGAGACTAGACTAGATAGAGATGACTGCGTATTTCCGCAGTTGCTAATACCTGATAATGCGGTATATACTGATGGTGAGATTCCATTGTATTATGGTAATGGTCAAATAGCCGAGAATACTTCTTTATACGTTTCTGAGTTCTTAGAAGCATTGTTAAAGCCATTCTTGTGCAGAGTATTCTTGTGGAGAAACGAGTTCTACATTATATCATTGCCTGAGTTGGCTAAGGATAGCTACCGGTTATTTAACTATAATTCTGACGCTACCTTAGAAGGCACTACAACGATTACAGCAGGTATGGATGTTTCTTGCAAGTTTACGGCAGGACAACGTACAGGAAGACCTGTGTACACAGAGTTTACAGGAACGCTAGAGCTTGGTGTGTTGGACTACTCATCTCGTGGAGGTATCTATGAAGAACCATTTTCTGTAGACTCTTGGTTCTATACTTCTCCTATTGCTCCATATCCTAACTTATATCAGCTAAAGGCTTGGAATTATGTAAATGCAATTCCTAGCAATCAACCTGCTTCTTATCCTACAGGCACTAATCCTATTAGAATACAATATGTTTCTGATTCATTGGGTGAGTATGCTAAGTTATGGGGAACAAGTTCTGTAAGTGGAATAGCAGATGCTGCGTTGTCATTTATTGAACTTGACTCTACAAGAACAGGGCAGGATATTCCGATTGCCCAGGACTTGGCAAACACATTAAGTTTTCAGCTTGAGTTTATCTTTGAGCCAAGGTCTTCTACTGATCCTAAGCGAGTAAACACAAATGCAGGAATAATGATTAGAATCGGTTCTTCGTATCTTTCTTACGATGGGGATGTTACGTTTACTTGGACTAATACTCCTACGATTATGCAGTTCCCTATGGGCGAATTGTATGCTTGGAATAAAGTAGACATTGTTAACGTAGTTGTACCTGAAGATGGAGCGGTCATTATAAGGCTATATGAGGTACTTACAACTAACGCATCGTCTGTAGATAGGTACACAGTAGGCTATAGAAATATGTCGCTTAAAATCGAGGAAAATGATGCCTTTGCGACTGAAGAGATTTCTGAAAAGTTTATAACTGACGAATCGTATTCTAACGTGTATCCTGATGTCAAGTTTCAGATTGGAGATGTTGACACAGAAAACTCAAGTAGTGCTATTCGTTTAGATTTAGTTGGCTACGGATTCCCTAATTCTGTAGCTTGGTCACGAGATGGCATCGAGTCATTACCTTTGATTCAGATATTTCTACAGGAGTTAGCAAACATAAAAGGAAGACAGAACCCTAGATTGATATTGACCTTGCCTAGAGATGCTGCAAACCCATTGGAGATTAAGCCATATCAGAACATTGAGTACGATGGTCACTATTGGATGGTAGTTGCAATGGAAGTAGATTTAATGGCAAATAGTTGGAGACTAGAATTAGCAAGATTAGACTTAGTAGGTAGTTAATATGGCAGACGTTTCAGGTAAATTCTTTTCAGCAAAGAAAGTAAGAACAGGTGTATCACCTAGTAGTCCAGGTATTGAGGTTGGAGAAACCTTACCTCCTGTTAATCCTCCTGGTGGTGCATTGAACTCAGTAGGCTTGACTATGCCTTCTGCGTTTACTGTTTCTAATTCTCCTTTGACTGCTAACGGAACTATTGGTGTTGCAGGTGCAGGAACTACTGCTGAGTACATTAGAGGTGATGGTAGTTTAGAGACATTCCCTTCTTTGACAGGATATGTGCCTTACACAGGTGCTACGCAGAATGTTGATCTAGGAGAGTTTGGTTTAGACGCAGGTTTTGTAAACCTAGATACTACACCTACAGGTACTCCTACTACTCAAGGAACTATCTTTTGGGACGCTGACGATGAGACCGTTGATATTATATTGAACGGATATACAATGAAGATTGGCGAGGATTTGTTTTATCCTGTCAAAAATCAAACAGGTAGCACGATTGCCAAGGGAACGGCGGTAAGGTTTAACGGAACGGTTGGTGCTAGTGGCAGGTTGTTGATTGCTCCATTTATTGCAGATGGTTCGGTGCCATCTACTCGATTTATGGGCGTTACTGCGGAGGAAATTTTAAACGGAGAGGACGGCAAGGTATTGTATTTTGGTAGAGTTCGCGGTATTAATACCAATGCCTTTAACGAGGGAGATATTCTTTACGCGAGTACAACGGTTGCAGGTGGATTTCAGACTGCGATTCCAGTTGCTCCAAATAATATTGTGCAAGTGGCTGCGGTTGTTACTAAGTCCGCAACGGTTGGAACTATCTTTGTTAGACCTACGCTAGGCAGCAATATAAATAAGGACGAAGGCGTTAAAATTGTAAGCGTTGCGGATAAGAATTTACTGCAATACCAGAGCGGCACGGGTTTATGGGAGAATAAAACGCTTGGTCAAGTACTTGGCGGAACGTCTAGTCAGTTTGTTAAAGGCGATGGGTCTTTAGATTCTACGACTTATCAAAATACTGCGGACAAGGGACAACCTAACGGCTACGCTTCGCTAGATAGCAACGGCAAAGTCCCATTGGTGCAAATTAACGATGCATTAATTGGTAACGTGAATTTCCAAGGCTTGTGGAATGCTGCAACAAATACACCTACTTTAGTTGACCCACCATCGTCAGGCACTAAGGGATATTATTACATTGTAAGTACAGGCGGAACATTTGCAGGGATTACTTTTGAAGTTGGCGATTGGATTATTTCAAACGGAACGGCTTGGGGTAAGGTAGATAACACGGACGCAGTTAGTAGCGTATTTGGAAGAACTGGAAACGTAGTTGCTGCTAATGGAGACTACACGACTGCACAGGTTACGGAAAGCGGTAACTTGTACTATACAGAGGCTAGGGTTAATGCGAATACTAACGTAGCAGCAAACACGGCAGCCAGACACAATGCAGTTACTCTTGGTACTGCTAACGGACTTTCTTTGTCTACTCAGCAATTGTCTTTAGGACTAGCAAGTGCAGGAGTTACAGGAGCATTAAGCGGTACGGATTGGAGTACATTTAATAGTAAGCAGCAAGCCCTCAATGGAACAGGTTTTGTTAAGATTAGCGGTACTACGATTAGCTACGATAACTCAACTTATCTAACAACGGCAGCTGCTGCAAGTACTTACTTGCCTTTGGCAGGAGGTACGATGACAGGAAATATAAATTGGACTGCCAACGATGTCGGACTGACTTGGTCAAGAAACACAGATGGTGCTTTTATAAAGTTTATTTCTGTCGGTGATGGGACAGGTGAATCTTACTTGCAAATCGGAACATCTGATAACGGAAATGAGGCAATAGTATTTACTCAGAGTAGTTTAATTCGTGTTCAGGTTGATACCGATGGCTTGCTTAAAAACGGAAGCAGTCAAAAGTATGTATATGAGAACGGAGCAACTTGGGGCATTGCAATTAGTGGAAACGCAGCTACTGTTACTAATGGTGTTGTTACGACAGGCTCTTATAGCAATCCTTCTTGGATTACGGCATTGTCTTGGACAAAGATTACCGACAGACCTACAACTCTTGCAGGCTACGGCATTACAGATGCAGTACCTAGTAGCAGAACAATTACCATAAACGGAACTGCTCAAGACCTTAGTGCAAACCGCACGTTTAACGTAGGCACGGTTACCTCTGTCGGCTTATCCTCAGCGACTAGCGGAGTCACTATTGGCTCAACGCCAGTAACTAGCAGCGGGACTATTACCTTGGCAATTGCAACGGCTAGTGGCTCGCAAAATGGCTTGTTAAGTAGTACCGATTGGACAACCTTTAACAACAAGCAGAACGCTTTAACCAACCCTGTAACAGGGACAGGCACTACTAACTATTTGCCTAAATTTACAGGCACAAGCACGATTGGGAATAGCTTATTTCAAGAAACCACAAATGCAATTGGCTTAGGAGTTACACCAAGTGCTTGGGGCGGAGGTTTTTCAAGTGCTTTTCAGATGATAAATGGTAGTGGACTTTCAGTTTATACAGGTGGCCCTGAACCAATCATTAATCTTGCTGCAGGTGCATTTTGGGATAGTACTAACAACTGGCGTTACTTTAACACAGGAAACGCAACTGGTCTTTATTCAATTGACCGAAATTCACACAAATGGTCAGTAGCCCCAAGCGGAACTGCTGGCAATGCTATTTCGTTTACCCAAGCGATGACCTTGTTCTCAGATGGCAATTTATTATTGACTAGCGGAACAGTTACAAACGCTGGCTTTAAGCTAGATGTTAACGGAACTGGGCGGTTTTCAAGTAGTTTGACGGTTTCAAATAATTTTGCAATTGGAGGAACAATAACGTCTTTATCTGATACTGATGAATTATCAATTTTTGCTGGCACAACAATAGTAGATAATAGGGCAAGAATTGAACTATATGGGCCTAGTCATGCTACATTAGCCAATCAAACATTTGTAAGAGGTACTCAAATAGTTTTTACAAGTAGTGCTGCTGCTACAGAATATATGCGCATCACCTCAGGCGGCAACGTTCTGATTGGAACGGCAACGGATACTGGGAATATACGTTTACAAGTTGCTCCAAGTGCATCTAGTTGGATAAGCCAAACCATAGCAGGAACTGGAGGTACAGACAAAGTAGTAATTGGTAACTATAATGGTCTTGCTGCCATTGGTGCTCATAATTCAGCATTAAATGCTTGGGCAAATTTGGCAATAAATTTTGGTGGCGGCAACGTGCTGATTGGAACGACAACGGATAGTGATGGTAGATTAAGAGTTAAAGCCTCTGGGAATGACACATACGCAATTGCTTTTGAGCGGTCCAATGCAACAACAACTATTGGAGGTTTTTATCAAAACTCAGGTTCTAGTGGAGAAATGATTTTAAGAGCTAGTAATGGTTCTACCAATGTTAAAATTAGTAGTACTGGCGATTCTTATTGGGCAGCACCTAGTGCAAAATTTTCAATTGGAACAAGTATTAACACAACTGATTTACTTAGAGTGGCAGGAAATACGTTTACCAACACAATTAGAACTTTTAATCCAGAAAACGATAATAGGGGTGTTGAATGGCGTTTAGGTTCTGCCAGTATTGCAAGTATTACACCAAATAGAAGATTAAGAGTAAGTGTTGACGGAATTGAATATTATATAGGAGCAGTTGAAGTTTAAACTAAAAAAAAATACAAAAAATGAAACAAATCGAACCGATTACAATCTGGAAAAACGGCCAAAGCCAAGAGGCAACAATCCTAAATGCCTACATTATCAACGACAACCTAGAATCGTCTTGCTCGTTCTATTACCAGCTTTGTGCAAGCGGTGAGCAGCCAGATACCATAGGGCAATCCCTAGCCGATGGTAATGTTACAATGGACGGAGAAAATTATTTAGCTTGGGACGGCTCAAATGATTACGCCTTTTCCTATATTGCTGAAAAATTAAACTTAACCATTATATGAAAGTCAATTTAGCAATTGAAATTAAAGACATCGAAGGCAACGCAATTCAAGGCGAGCCAATGCTATTGTCAAAGCTAGTTGGGAACGCTCTGTTTACCGCAGAGGAAAAGGACGACCCAATTCGAGTTTACGAGTTGGCCAAGAAAATTTACTATTCTGAGAGCGAGATTGAAATGACCAAATCGGATGCCGATCTAATCAAAGACAAGGTCAAGGCCAAAGGCTTTACTGTGCTTGTTTTGGCGCCGTTATTTGAGGCGTTAAGCGAAAAGTAATGTTATCGGTCATCAACCGAATTAGAAACCAACAGGGGGCTTATAATAGCCCTTTTTTTATTGCCTATAAATGCCTTATTTTTGGTAAACGAAATGCAATTAATGAAATGAATCATATTCCCCCATTTGAGCAAGTACTTGGTCTTGGCATTATCGGAACGCTTGCAAGCATCCTAGATATGAACGAGTCTTTAAAATTCTTAATTCTGATTTTGACCTTTTGCGGTCTTGTCATCAAATTGTGGGAGCAAATTAAAAAAAGTGAGCATTTTCTACCCGATATCAAAAAATTGTGGGCAAAGTTTAAGAAATGAAAAAAACCGCTCAAAACATAAAGCCAACATCGTTTGGCAAGCGTAGAAATGGATTAGCAAAAAAGGCTTATTCTAAGTCTGAGCAAAAGCCAAAGAAATATCGTGGACAAGGACGTTAGAAGTAATCGAATCCGCTTGGGAATCTGGGCGGCTTTTTTAATTGTGGTAGGCGGAGTGGCTGCATTCTTCTTACCTGAGCATTCTGTAGGTTCATTCTTTGACCTACTTAAAACTATTGTCACCAGCCTACTCCTATAATGGAAGTAACTAAAATAGCACGAAATGTGCATACTATTTCCTTGAATAAAGAGGAAAACAAAGTAGCCTTACTTAGCGACATACATTGGGACAATCCTAAGTGTGACAGGGTAATGCTAAAAAGACACCTTGACTATTGCCTTGAGAATAAGATACCAGTATTCATAAATGGGGATATGTACTGCCTCATGCAGGGTCGTGGTGATCGGAGAGGAAACAAGTCAGACATTCTTCCTGAACACAACAATTCAAAGTACCTAGATTCTATTGTGGAAACGGCTGTGGAATGGTGGTCACCTTATGCATCTATATTGACTGTGATAGGCTACGGCAATCATGAGACTGCAATTATTAAGTACCAAGAGACTGACATTTTGCAAAGATTTGTTGACTTAATGAACTACAAGAATAAGAGCAACATTTACACAGGTGGTTATGGTGGATGGATGGTGCTTAAATATGAATTGAGGCAAAGCACTACCATGACCAAGAACCTGAAGTACTTTCACGGATCAGGTGGAGGAGGGATAGTCACCAAGGGTGCAATCAATTTGACTAGGGCCTTGGAGACTTATGAGAATATGGATGTCTTTGTGATGGGCCACATACATGAGAACGCAAGCAGAAATGATGTCAGGGACTGCCTCCACTATAATCAAGGAAAGAGAAGCTATGAACTACAGCAGAAGCAGATCCACCTTGCGATAACTGGATCGTATAAGGAAGAGTACGGAGACGGATCACATGGGTGGCACGTTGAACGAGGCGCACCTGTAAAGCCTGTAGGAGGTAGAATACTTACCTTAAACGGAAGGAGATATTTGCATGAAGGTTCTGAGATTCATGAATTATTAATTGATAGTTGTAAATTTCCGCTATGAAACTTTCTACTAATTTTGCTTTATCTGAGTTTGCCTCTGCTGATGGTAAGGCACCATCTGAGCAGGTTCTCAAGAACCTTACTGAATTAGCTAAGAATTTAGAGGTATTGCGTTCACACCTGAAGTTGCCTATTAGGGTAACTAGTGGCTTTAGGTCTAAGGAACATAATGCTAAGATTGGTGGTGCTTTAAATAGCTTTCATGTGCTTGGCATGGCTGCTGACATTCAGGTAAAGGGACTAACTCCTGTGCAGGTTGCTCATGCTATAGAGTTGTTGATTAAGGAAGGCAAGATGAAAGAAGGTGGTTTAGGAATCTATAGGACATGGACGCACTATGATTGCAGAAATACTAAAGCTAGATGGGAAAAATGAAAGCAAGACTAGAATTTGACTTACCAGAAGAAAAGCACGAGTTTGACAACGCTATTCAAGGGTCGACTATGCGTTATATTTTATGGAATCATTTGGAATATCTAAGAGGCAAGTTAAAACATGGTGAGTTATCAGATGAGCAATACCAGGCTTATAAGGATTGCCGAGATAGTTTAACCCAATCTTTAATAAATGAAAATATAGACGTTTACTAATAATGCCACTACCTAAGCCAAAACC